AGCGTGCCGGTCGTCACAATGTTCTGGCTGCCGAAGTCCGGCGCGATCTTAGTCCCGGCGATGGCCGCCGAGGCGGACACGTCCGCATTGACGATGGTGCCGTCCACCAAGTTCGCCGAGGCTACCGTGATCGCCGTGGGCAAGGCGCCGGTTGCCAGCTTGCTTAGGGCGATGGCCGCCGAAGCGGACACATCGGCGTCCACGATATTGGCGATGGTCGCGTTATCGACGAGATTGTTCAGCTTGGTCGCCGTGACCGTCTCGGCACCGGCGAAGGTTTGTCCTTTGGTTAGTTGAGCCATAATTATTCGCTATGTCGGGTCATAGTCTGAGGGCTGCTGCTTTCGGCGGCCTCCAGACTGACAGTTCGGATCTCCGGCCGGTCGGCCGTAGTTTGAAATTCTATTTCGCAATAATGCGCCTTCTGGCGAATCGGCTGCTTCAGCGTGTAGTCCTCGCTGAGTCCGCTGTCGTTGGTCATCCCCGGCACCAGCTCAATCGTCCGGTCGGGATTGACCATGAGCGCCGTCACCTTGAGCGATCCAGTGTCCGGCAGCACCACGTCCGAAAGCACCCGCAGAAACCGCTTGGTGTGCATGGACCCAAAGCCATACCGCCGAGTCCGCATCCGCCCCGGCACCACATCGAAGTAATCGCCGCCCACCGTGCTATCCGCCGGATCGTCGCCCCGCTCGATGTCTTCCAGCAGGAACAGCTTGCCGGCGCGGCTGGCCGCATAGACGCGGCGGTCGCCGGTGTGGCGGGAGACCAGCAAGTTGTCCACCCCGAATCCGTAGTAGTCGATGGTTTCCCACTGCTGGTTGAGGGCCGAGTAAATGAAGAGGGCGTTGTTGTTGTCCGCCCCATCCACCGGCGCCGCCAGCCAGTAGCGGTTGTCGTGCCAAAGGCCCACGGCATTTTCGGCTACGGCTTTGGGTATGCGAGCGATCTGGTCACTGATCGGGTCCGACAGCGGCAAGGTGTCGCCGCGCAATTTGAGATCCAGCCTTGCATCCAGCCGGTAGATACCGGCGTCCGAGAGAAAATAAACATACTGCCCCGCCGTTTGGATCGTCCGCCGCGCCGCGCAGCCGATCTCGTCGGTGAGAAGTTCGAGCTTGCTAATCGGCGTGTCCACCGAGAAGGCGCTGCCATCTGTGCTGGCAAACTGATTAACAGTCGCCAGCCAGATCGAGTTACGCATGAAGACCAAGAACGAACCCTCCACCCAAGGATGCACCGCCACGATGTAGTCATTGCTTCCTTGGTTCGCCCGAAACGACTGGAAGAAAGGATCATACAAATCGGGATTCAGAACATCGGAAAGCATCACGCTGTCCCGGCCATCCGGAAGGACGAGTCGGCCGTTGGCATACGTTGCCCATCCGACCGATCGCATGGTGCGATAGGTTGGCCCTTCCGCCGGAATGCCCGCCGGTGCCTTCACGAAAGCCCCCTGCGGGTTGCCGTCCCAATAGAGAGGTGCCTTCGTCCGCCGCACCTTGCGTCCGGTCAGCGTGGCATCGGACGCCGTCCCGCTCGGCACCGTCAGGGTAAAGGTGTTGGCGGTCGGCGTGGTGGCAATGTCGTATTCCTGCCCCGCGAAAGCCGCCACGCTCGACCCTTCCAGCCGCACCCGCTGTCCGGCTAGGTAGCCATGCGCCGTCACATTCACGGTCGCCGTGGTGCCCACCACCGCGATCCCACCGCCGGTCAGCGTCTTCTCGCGGAACGCCTCCACACTCGGGCTGGCTTCCCGCAGCAGATAGAGCCGGTCAAACGCCTGCACCATGCTCACCTTGTCGGTCGGGTCAATAGTCTCGTCGGACGGATAGCCAATGCTCGCCGCGTAGCTGATCGCTTGGATCACATTGCCATCTTGGTCGAGGATTGGATTGCCCGCTTGGTCGGTCAGCGCCGCCAAGAACGGGTCTTGGTAGACATAAGCCTGCGCAGCCCCCGCCAACACGATCACCTCCTCATTGTCGTAGCCCGGCGAGCGGTAGGCATAGCTGGTAAGGATCCCGCCCTCGTAGCTGGAAAGCAGCAGCAGCCCGCCGGGGTTAAGCGTCAGTGTAAAATCCAGATCCACCGGCAGGGTCGGCTCAAAGTTGAACGGCAATGTCAGCGGAAAGCTGGACGGCAGGATGTCATCCGCCAACCGCCGCGCCCCCTTGCGAGTCTTCGCCGTTCCGCGGTCAAGCCGCATGTTCTCCGAGAGCTGCAACACGCCCGCCGGCAACGCCACCGGGTTCATGCGGCTGGCAAAGCCGATGAACCCTGCGTCACCGTCGCGGACTGTTGGACTTTCGAGGGGCATTAGCAATCTTCGGCGTTAATCCACTCTGGCTGGGTTTTAGCGTGCTCGTATGCTTGCACCCAAGGGTTGTCCCCATTCATATTGTAAGACGCAGCGTAATCGCGCTGCTCAAAAGCCAGCGGATGGTCGCTGTTTGTAAAACTTTTTATGAGGTAGTTTATGTGACTTTTTCCAAGCTGGACGTTTTCTACGCGGTGGTAAGCATCTTGCACAATGATGCCATGTTTGTTTGTGACTGTTTTCTTTAAAGCCATAGTTGTTTTTTCTTTCTTGGTTTATTGAGGGCCTCTTCTTACATATTCAATTAAAAGCATGGCTTCTGTAGCCGCTGGGGTTCCAGCAACTGTAGAACTTACCGTCAAATAATTTCCACTTGCCACAATTACATCGCTGGCAAATGTAGCCTGCGTTTCAGAATCGGCAATGGTCACGGTGGCAAGTGTATCAACGCCCCCGCGTCTAACTGTAAAAGTGCGAGATTGGCCCGCCGAGGGAGCGGTGTTTAATAAAACACGAAACCTCCTCACGATAATGGCATAATCTACAAAAAACGATCTTGCCAAAGACTCCGTAGCATTGGGCGCTTGGCTTCCTTGCGCCACAAGATACTGCGTGCCGGATGTCGCCAGTCCCGAGCCTCCGGTTGACCCTTGAGACACTAGAGGAAAACCGTAATCCGCAACGGTTAGTGCGCCAGCTTTTGAAACCATTGTCACCGTGTTGGTTCCGGCCAAATTCATATCGGTTACGCTGTTGCCATTGGGGTCAATGGCATTACCAAAAACCATCGTGTTGTTGCACGACGACAACACATAGACGCCAATGTCAGATCCTGCGCCAGCTTGGAGATGGTTGTTAGTAATGGAGCACCGTTCGGATGAGCTGCCTATTTGAATTCCCGATGCTGTTGCACTAGTCGTATTAGCTCCCCAGTTTGTGATATGATTGCCGCTGATGCGACAACCATTGCAACTCTCCATAATAATGCCGTCGTCCGCAATGTTGGCCAGATAATTGCCGCATACTGAGACGTTTTCTGAATCAAGATCGGGGGAAAGCCCTCCGTTAGCCAAGCGAATCCCAAGCATGCCTTGCGATCCAGTAACCCCAATATCATGAATAATATTGGAGCTAATGACTATGTTAGTGCAACCAGTCACGTTGATTGCGCGACTTGTGCTGTCTCCAACAAGATTTTGAATAATGTTGCCGTGGACAATAGTTTGCTTTGTTCCAATGGCACTTTCAGCATCCGTAGCAGACGCATCATCAAGGACGATTCCGATGGCAAAGTCGGTTGACCCTCCAGCCCCAACACCGTCGATAAGGTTGTTGCAAACCGTAAGTGAATTGCCACGAATACAGAAAATAGCAACATCGGCAATGTTGCTGAAAAAGTTGTGACTGACATTTATCCGAGAAGAAAGCGTAGCGCCGTCGTTACCAATGTTTACGCCTCTGGCTCCTCCTTCAAAATAGCACTCCGTTACAAAGCTTTTTGTGCAGCCACGAAGGGCGACAAGGCTTTGTGCCGTCTTCCCGCCAGCAGTTGCGGAGTCTCCCACAAATCGAAGTTTAGTAATGCCAATATTGTTTTGGCTTTCGCCCTTTACAAAAAACGCATCTGTCGCTGTTTGCAAAACAGAGGCATAACCACTTCCGCAAAGCACAATGTTCGACGGGAGATTTAGCGTCGTGGCCCTATATGTTCCTACTGGGAAAAACACAACTTTAGCTGCGGTGTTTAGCGCCGCCTGTATCGCCGCCGTATCATCCGCCACGCCGTCGCCCACCGCGCCAAAGTCCTTCACGTTGACCGTGCCATTGATGCCATTCAGTCCCTTGGCCAGCTCGGCGCCGGTGGCGCGTTTGGTGATGCCGCCCTGCTGAATGATTAGTTCGTCGGCGGCGTTGACGGTTGTGGCGTCGGTTAGTTGGGGAATTGTTTTGGCCATAAGATTAAGAGGTGACGAGTGACTTGTGACGAGTGACGAGTTAGGAGATGTCTTTGCGGGGATGGGTCAGGACGTATGAGACGGTCTTGGCGTTGTTGCGTTTCATCTCGGACTCGACTGTGGCGATGAAGCCGTTCCAGTTGGCGCCGGGTGGCAGGGTCTGACAGCCTTCGCTGCCAGTAGTTTTGATTCCGCCGCGATGGATGTTGATGCCATACCATCCGGTCTCCTCGACGCCGCCGTCGCGCATGACGGTCACGGGTCCGGCTTGGACGAGTGCCTTGTAAGGGTTGCCGCGACTGATGCCGTGCTTGCCGATCTTGTAGCGGTAGACGCCGGGTTTCAGCGAAGCGTAGCCCTTGCCGTTGCTGGGATTGCGGCCGCTGCGGCTTGGGTCCACGTTTGCGTTGTAAGCGATGTGCGCGTTGGGCGAGACAAGGATGATGGCGTCGTCATAGATTCCGCGATCCTGCTTGCCCTTGGCGCCCATGCTGTCGCGGTAGTAGCCACGAATGCCGACCAAGCACACCGGATCGCTGACGTTGGCAGCCTTTAGCTGCTTCAGCGTCTCGTCGCGCTTTTGTTGTGGTCGGCTCTTGGGGATCACTTGGTCGGTTCTTTGACAGTCTTCGCGTCGAACGTGACGGTGGCCTGCTGCTTAATGAAGTCGTAGCCCACCGTCACGCAGCCAGCCGCAAGAGCAGCCCAAGACGCGGCGAGGATCGCAACTGCAATGAGTTTTGTGGCGCGGGCGCGGCTCATGGAGTCAGAGGCGGGTGTTGTTGTCTTTGGCGACGATCAAGCCCCAACCGGCGAGCAGGCTCGCGGCGATGAGGCCGAGGTCGGGGATGCTGCCGTTGGCGAGGAACTCGCGTCCGGCGGTGCTGAGACTTGCGATGATAGTGAGTGCTCCGAGGAGCGAGGTTTTCCAGTTTCTCATTTCTTTAGTTCTTTCTGCTTTTTCCGAATGTCGTGCAGGACGCTAATCAGCGTGGCCAGCCCGACCAAAATTCCTATAATTAGTCCGCCTATACGGAGGGTTGCTTCCAAGTGTGGCAGCATGCTGAACACTGAGGAGCCGATGGACGTGGCCGTGCCGATGACGCCTTTTTCCGTCGTGCTGAAATTGTGATGAAAATACGACAGGCTCATCGCGCGGCTCCTCAATGGTTTTACTTGCGGTAGGCGATGACCGTGCCGCTGTGCAGCTTGATGGCACTGAAGAAGCCGTCGAGGGTCGTTCCGGCCTTGATGAGCGCGGCGCTGGCCTCAGTGGCGTTCGCGGCGCCGGTCAGGTTGCCGGTGAGCGTGTGGAACTTGGTGTCGGTCATCACGTCGATGCTGGTGAAGTCGGCGTTGACTTGGGTTGTGTCGGCGATGCTGACGCTGCCGGACGTGCGGTTGGTGATGCGGGTATTAGGATGCATAGTTAGTATTGGTTGACGCGGGCGGTCCACATGCTGGGTTGGCCCTGTTGGAAATAATATTTGTCGCGCTGGGAGATCAGCTCGGACTCGGCCATCTGTTCCATGGCGAGTGCTTTGTCGAGCTGGCCGTCTTCGGTGAGGAGGTCGGAGGTCAGCATGAGGGCAACGGCTTTTGCGATGACGGCGGGCACTGTCGCGGTGAGGTTGCTTGCGGAGTATTCGGTCGGGCGGATGCGGAAGTTGACCCAGACGCTAGTTGGCAGGTCGGTGTCTTCGGGGAAGCGAATGGCATCTCCGAGGAGCGTATAGCCAATGGCGCGGGGCGCGGCGTGGGTTGCAGGGTTGTCTCTTAAAACGCCAAAGACCTCTCCCATGGCGGTCTGGCCGCTCTGCTCGTAGTCGATGTAATAGCCGTTCGTAGCATCGCCCTGCACGGTGCGGCTTTCGACGCGCATGAGTTCCGGCCAGTCGGCCCATTCCCAGCAGTCGGCGATGCGTTCGTTGGCGGCGGCGACCATCATGGTTCTTGCGCCGGATGGGATAGCGTCGATGGTGCTGGCGTCGTTGCCGACACGTTGCCATGCGCGGAGGAGGATGGATTGTAGAGTGACTGTGCGCATTAGCTGTTGAGTGCGTTCATGGCCGACTGCACGGCGGCTTCAAAAGTGACGCTAGGATTCGGCCAGTCGTTACGAGGCGCCGGATTGGCGGCGAACATGGTGAGGACTTGCTGCAAGTAGGCTTCGACGGCGTCCAGCTCGTCGCAGGTTTTGCCTGCGGCGGTGAGGGACTGGCGCAGATACAAAAGTGTGGGCTGGCGGTCGCCTGCGAGGCCGACACTGCGGAGGTGTTCTTCGGCGGTCACACTCGGCGGCGGCGTGGGGATCAAGCTGCGCGTGGCGGCGTCCCAGATGAGGGTGCCGTTTTGCAGTCCTTCACCTTGCTCGTCGGTGAGCGGGAGCGCGGTGATGCCTTCCGGTAGCGGATCAGCGATGACGGTGCCGATGCTGACGGATTCGCCGGTCGTGGTGTTATAAAGGAGGTGCCAGTTTTGCATGGTCATGGGATGCCGATGAGGGTGACTCCGTAGCGGTCTGGGTTTGAGGCGATGTTGTGCCTCACGGCAAGGCGGGTGCCAGCGGGCAGGTTGGCCCCAAACAGGCAAGTGGCTGGCGCGAGTGTCGCGGAAATTTCAGTGGAGGTGTAGACGTTGCGGGCTGACCCAATAATGGTTTCGCTGCCGCTACTGCCTGTGCCGATATCAAAGTTCACGTTGATCTGGGCGGTGTCGTTGCTGTGCGCCGAGGCAACGAATGCAACCGCTCGATACGCTTGAGTCGTGGAGGCGATGATTTCAGTCCATGTCCCGCTGGAGCCTGACATGCTGGTGCCCTTGCTGTTGGCGGTGTCGGCACCGATGGCATCAACCGTGGTTGGCGTGGTGGCGTAATCTCCGGCGCTAATGGTGAAAAGTTGAACATTTGAATTTTTGCTTGCGACGACAGACTGAATGCGTGCCGACAAGCGTGTGCCGCTGGGGATCTTGCAAGGAAAGGCGAAGAACGTGCCGAACACTCCCGTGGCGGCCGCAGCATTGCCTACAGCGATATTGGAAGCTACGGCGGTCTCTGATCCGCTGGCGCCGGTGCCAATATCCAAAAGTGTAGCGGTGTTGGTGCCGTTAGCTGCCACTAGCGTGACGAGCACGACTAGGAGTGAAGTGTCCGCCGAAGTGGAGGCAATGAGCTGTGACCACGATCCCTTTGTGTGTGGGGTTGCGCTGCCGGTGACAGCGGCGGTGTTGGAAACATCGCGGAGAATCGCCGCGCCGTCCTCAAACCAATCGACGTTGCGGAAGAGCGGCGTGGCACCGAGATAGGCTTTTTGCAGGAGGGCCATGGCTTACGGGTCGGTGATGAGGAAGAGCGTGGCCGCGTCGGGAATTCCGATGGCGTTGTATTCGGCTTGGGTGAGGCTCACGATGTTGTTGACCACGTCGCTGCCGCTGCCTGCGCCGGTGTCGCTGACCACGTTGACGCCAGAGCGGTCGGCGATGGTCAGCGTGCGGGTGGTGCCGGTGGTGATGCCGCTGAGTTGGAAGGCTAAATTTTTGGAGCTGTCGCCGTTGTCGTAGAGGAGGAAATTCGCATCGTTGAAGACATCCGGCAGAATGCCCGCGTAGGTCCAGTCAGTTGCGCGTGTTCCGGTGGTGGCAACGCGAATGTAGATGCCCGCGGGCTTGCGGCTGATGAGCCAAGTGCCTTCGGGTTCGCGGACGAGGTAGGCGCTGTCTACGGCCGGCGGGTTGGCGGTGGGCAATGCGCTGAAGTTTTGCACCTCGCCGTCGATATAGGACGCGCCACCGCCACCGCCCGATCCTTTTTGATCGAACGTGCCGCTGAAGGGGTTAAACGTCCAAGGCATGGTAAAAGAGACTAAGAGACTAAGAGACTAAAAGACTAAGAGCGGGTGACGGCAGCGAGGTCTGCGTCGTTGGTGGTCGGCGGGTTGGTCGTGTAGCTGAAGGTCAGCGTGGCGACTGTTTGGCCGGTGCTGCCGCCTTCTTTGTAGGTGACCGTCTGGATGTTGTTGGTGGAGCCGTAGTAGCTGATCGAGAGATAGTCGTGCTGCGGAATATTTAATCCGGCGACGTTGCGGACGTTAATGTTCGGATGCATACGGTTAGGCGGCGGGTTGGGCGGTCATGCCGAGTTGCTGGTCTTGCGCCATCTTTTGCAGCGCGGGCTGGGCGCCGGTGCGGCCGATGACGGCGTTTTGTTGCTGTTGCAGTTGGAACTGGAAGGCTTGTGCTCTCGCGTCGATCATGCTGCGGAAGATTTCGTCTTGGGCGTAACGCTGCTGGACGGCGGGATTCGACTGAATGATTTGCTGCAAGGTTTGCAGTCTTACCTGCGCGTTTTGGCCTCCCTCCTTGAGCGGGGGTTCGGTGCCTGCGGCGATTTTGGCGAAGGCGGTTTGCTCGTCTTCTTGCTCGGCGGCGGTGGCTACTCCGATGTCCTGCACGATGAGGTCGGCGAGGTTTTGGTCGAGGGCCGCCATCATGTAGCGAACCAAATTTGCGCGGTCCAAAATCCCGAAGGAGTCCAGTGGAGTGATAACTTGCGCGATAAACGACATCTTGGCCTCGAGGGCGGCGGCGTCCAACGTGCGGGCGTCGAAATCCGCCGTCACGTCGAACTGTCCGCGGATGTCGGCGGCGCCTTCGGTCATGGCGACCGGGTTGCCGGTAATGCGAGCAACCTCTTCCGGCGTCATGTATTGCTGGGCGAGCTGCATGATCTGGGCGACGACCAGCTTCATGTCGAGGAGCCAGCTATCGACCAGCTCCTGCATGTGGAGCATGGAGATGTTGGGGTTGACCGTGTCGGTCATGCGGCCGAAGTAGCGGTCCACATCGGCGCGGGTCGCCATCTCAACCTCAATGCTGCCTTGGCCGAACGGCGGCGGGGCCATCCAAGAGATTTCACCTGGGCGGCGCTCGGGGATTTGCACGCCGGGGCCGAGGACAAGGTCAAATTTTCCGCGCGCGGCCGGGGTTTTAAGCGGAGGAATGATGCTGAGACTTGTGGCATCAACCCGCGCATCGCGCTGGATCTTGCACTCTTCCTGCGCGGTCTGGGTGATCTCGGGGATGCCGCGCGCCTCGAGCAGCGGGCGGGTGTTGCGCTCGCGGGGCAATTCAACGAAGGGATACAAGCCGTGGTCATACGGCATCAGCTCATGGATGGCCGGCTTGTCGGTGATGTTGTAGCTGAGGACGGTGCGGGTAACCTTGGTGGCGTTGGTGCGCGGGTCGTGCTCCTTTTTGTAGACGTGCCAGACTTCGATGAGGTCGCGGAGCTGCTCGAAGAGGAAGTTGTCCGAGCGGTGGATGTTGAGGTGGATGCGCTTTAACTCACCCTTGTGCTTCACGGCGCGCTCGACCCATTCGCTGTCCCAGCCTTCCAGCGTGGCGCGCTCGCGGAGTTCAAATTCGCTGAGGAGTTCCCGGCGGGCGACAAAGGGGGCGCGTTGGATGGAGTCCGTTTGGATGGGGAAGATGATGTCCTCCCAGGGTTCCAAGGAACGCACGACCGGCTTGCTGGAGAAAATGTAGGGCTGCTCCCATTCGACTTCGCCCTTCTCGCGGAACTGGCGGACTTTGGCGGTGCTGCCTAGCTCGGGGATGATTTCGCCCATCAACTGCGCGGCGAGTTCTTCCTGCTCAGGGTCGAGGATGACCTCAAGGAGGGCCTGCAGGTTGGGGTCTTGGCTTTCCTGCAGCATCATCATGGCCTCTTCCATGGTGAACGTCTTGATTTCGACGCGGGTCTGCTGCTCCCAATCGACCGCCATGATGGCGAGGCCGTAGGTCTCGCGGGTCTCGGCGGCGAGGCGGACTTCGCGCCGGAGGTCATCAAGGCAATGGCCCATGAGCCACTTGAGGACGGTGTCGATGGCGTTCTTTTTGGCCACGTCCATGGACTCGACGGGCTGCACTTGGATGCGGGCCTTGAAGAAGGCGTTGACCAAGGCGATGACGCGCTCGCGGATCAGCGATTCGGAAAGAAAAACGCGAGTATCTGCAGCGTTCTCGAAAGGGAAGATTTTCTTCCCGTAGGCACTCTGGTGCTTGCGGCCGTCATCCGTTTGCCCGGGCCAGATGCAGTAGCGGGTGTTGAAGTTTTTGACCTTGCGCTGTTGATACTGACTGCCGTCAGCGTCGGCCTGGTCGATGTCGCCGATGATCTTGGTGAGGTCTTCTCGTTTAAGAGTCATGGGACGAGGATGGAGGGATTGCGTGGAGTGTAGTTGACCGCGCACTGCGGGTTTTTCTTGAGGAACCAAGAGCGGAACGATTTGTCGCCCCAGCAGTCGCGGCCAAGGTGTTGCTGCCACGCAAAATAAGCATCGGCCGGCACGTCCATGACATGCTGGCCGAGACCATCGACGGTGCAGTGCTCGATCTGGTCGTTGAGCTGCTTGGCGCGGGTAGACTGAATGCCAGCCATGACTTGCTGGGCATGCCAGCCGGTCTTCAGTTCATCCCGGACGAGCTGGGCCAGCTCGCCATCCATGTCGGCGACCAGATCGCCGAAGATTTCTGATGACATCCTAACTG